TAACATCAGGTCTTGGCGCATTATCTGTCGTCGCACAAGCAAACCAAACACTTACAGGTCAGGCAATAACATCTGGCTTAGGATCGGTATCGGTTGTTGCGCAAGCTAATCAAACACCTACGGGCCAAGCCGTCACATCAGCGCTAGGATCCATAGAAGTACACCACAACGCTGTTGCAGAAATTACAGGGCTGGCTATTACGTCAGCGCTTGGTACGGCGACCACTAACGCAGCTGCAAATGTAACACCCACAGGCCAATCAGCAACATTCAGTATTGGCACGACTTTGGTGTATGGCGAAATAGATACGTCGCAAACACCAGATTACGCTACAATATCAACAACACAAACTCCCGGTTATGAGGAGATAAAAGCTGGTCGAGATGCAGCTTAAGATTTTTTTGCTATAATGCAGAAAGGAGAATAGAAAATGGCAACCTATGTAAATGACCTAAGATTAAAAGAGATCGGCACCGGAGAGTCTTCAGGAACTTGGGGAACGGAAACGAATGTTAACCTCGAATTAATAGGCGAGGCTCTTTCTTTTGGCACCGAAGGCATTACCACTAACGCTGATACTCATACTTCTACCGTAGCCGATGGCTCTACAGATCCAGCGCGATCTATGTACATTAAGTACACCGGCACACTCGATTCAGCTTGTACGATCACCATCGCACCGAACACATTAAGCCGATTACATTTTATTGAAAATGGCACATCTGGCTCACAAAATATTATTATTTCTCAAGGTAGTGGGGCGAATGTAACGATCCCGCCGGGAGACGTGAAAGTCGTTTATCTAGATGGCGCCGGTAGTGGCGCTGCTGTAGTCGATGCTTTTGCCAGTCTTTCTGTTGTAGATCTAAAAGTACAAGATGATCTCACCGTTACTGATGATTTAATTGTAAATGGCGACATAGATTTAGAAGGCTCAATTGATGTAAATGGTACGGCTAATCTAGACGTCGTAGATGTAGATGGTCTTTTAACTGCTAGTGCAGCTATTGAAATAAATGGCGCAGCGGGATCTGCTATTTCAGAGGGTTTGCTAATTGATTGGTCAACAAACTTGGCTAGATTTTTAACATACGACAGCTCTTCTGGTTCTGAAATAGCTTTTTTTACACAGCCTAACGGAGGGTCTTCAACAGAGCGAGTTAGGATAAAAGAAGATGGCGGACTTGTAGTTACACCAGCAGCTGGTGGACACGCAGTATTTAACGAGGGTTCTATAGACGCTGACTTTAGAGTTGAATCAAACGGCAACGCTAATATGCTGTTAGTTGATGGTGGTAATGACCATGTAAATATAGGAACAAGCACAGACCATGGTGCCGTGTTAAACGTACAAACCACAGACAACACAGTAAACCTTGCTCTTGTTAGCACAGACACAGATGGTGATGCGGGACCGCATTTAGACTTAACAAGAGATGCTGGCAACGTCCCTTCAGATGGTGACGTAATGGGCACGATACGATTCAGAAACGATAACACTGATCTGGTCATGCACAACTATGCAAGTATAGAAACTAGAACTGTAGATGTTTCGGCTGGAACAGAAGATGGTAGATTAGAGATTGCAACTGTTGTTGCTGGTACAGAAGGCACTTCTAGAGCACTTTTTGATGCAGCAGAAACTGTCTTTAATGATAATTCAGTAGACCTAGACTTCAGGGTCGAATCTAACGGCAATGCCAACATGATTTTTGTGGATGGTGGTAATGATCACGTAGGTATAGGAACTGCAACGCCAGATGCAAATAGTTTTGGAGCTGGACACGGCGTACTAGGGGTAGCTTCTGCTACAGGCAGTGCAAAAACTGCGATGGTTAATCTCATTGGCGATGGTAATGATACAGCCGATACAAGAGTAGGTGCTGTATTTTTCAACGACGCTTCAGCAACAGGAGCGGGGGCTACTATTGCCGGGGTAGAAGCGAATAGAGCTACTGATCATGCCACCGATCCGGGTGGAACTTTGATATTTAATACAAATAACTCTGGGGGTTCTTATGGAACAAAAGCGACAATACGGGCTAATGGAACTGTCTCATTCTCCACCGATGGCAGCTTTTTAACAAATACGAAGTACAACTACCGAGATGCTGTTGGCATAGAAAACCCAAACTCTTCCTCGTATTCCGTAGCTACTTCTTCCGTACTAACCGCAGGATCAATGAGTACTGGAAGATCAATCAATGCTACAGGCACAATTAACGCAAGTGGTGCTGACTACGCTGAGTATATGTACAAAGCAGACGGTTGTGGAACTATCGCTAAAGGTGATGTTGTCGGTGTTGATATAAATGGCAAGTTGACTGATGTATTTGCAGATGCAATTAGCTTTGTCATCAAGTCCACTAATCCATCTTATGTGGGTGGTGATACATGGGCAGATGAGGAACCACCTAATAAAGATGAAGAAGATACAACTGAGTGGGATAGTTGGTACGCACGCACAGAAGGTAAGAGAGCTACTGTTGATCGCATAGCGTTTAGCGGTCAAGTCCCCGTCAATATTACAGGTTCTTTTGACGTTGGTGATTATGTTTACCCAGAGGTCAATGGAAGCGGTATTAAAGCTGTCGCAAAGTCTAGCCCGACTTTCGATGAATATAAACTTTGTGTTGGCAAAATATGGGCAACAGAAAAAGATGGAAGGCCGTTTGTGGCGGTTAAAATTGGCTAAGGAGTACAACATGGCAACACAAAAAACAGGAGTACCTTGGTAATGAGCGAAGAAAAAATAAACACCATAGGCGATCAAGAAATAAAAGACGGTGATCTTACTCAAGAGCAACGCCACCATAAAAATCACGTTATTAGCTTAAGAAACAAAATAGCTAAATTGCAGTTTGAGATTGATGACCTTATGCCTTCCTTGAAGTGGCATGAAAATTCTTTGATCGGAATAACAAAAAAAGAAGCTGATGAATTGCTGGTAGAAGATAAGGCTTCTGTAAAAGAATCATGAGCTGGTGGTCAAAACTCGTAGATGCTGTAACTGGGACAGAGCGTAAAACGGTAAGAGCTAGAAACGACAAAGGACAATACGTTGGTGATGACGAATCCACTCCAGATGTTGATGAAGCTTACGAGACAGTAAGAGTTAAGAAAAAACAAAAAGGGAGTCAATAAGATGGAAATTATTACAAATCTTGTGAGCGTAGTTACCGGCATAGTTTGCGCGGCAAGCATCATCTGTAGTTTGACCCCGACACCGAAGGATGACGCTCTGATTGCGCGTCTCTACAAAATTTTGGAAGTGGCAGCTTTAAATATCGGCAAGGCCAAACAATAAAATGGAAGAAGGCGTAGAGGCTTTGGCTGAGATCAAAGCACATCAAAGAGAGTGCGCCGTCCGTTACGAATACATTCAGCGTCGTCTAGATGATGGCAGTGATAAATTTAAAAGATTAGAAATGCTCTTGTGGGGCGTATACCCATTTATTGTAGCAACGGTTATTGGAGTAGCAGTCTTGCTATGAGCGAAGAAGTAACCAAAAAAAAGATTGAGCTAGAAGTAGAAGTCGGCACCACCACCGTGGAGCGTGGCATCAATCCTTATCAAAAGTGGATACATCTAGCTAGAGCTGTTGATGCTTGGAGGATTTTCCCAAGGTTGTTTCTCACCGTATACATATTTCTTTTGTACTACTCGACCATGTGGTTCATGAGTTTGCCAGATCCGTCACTAGAACAATCTGGTCTTATCTCGATTATTGTAGGCGCAGGCGCAGCATGGTTTGGCCTATACGCAGGAACATCAAACAGCTCCAAAGGCTTCAAAGGCGAAGAATAAATGATTACTACATATGTTGGTTACAAGTTAGCTATAAGCCCGTATGGGATACAGTTTTCTGATGACGTAGATAAGCTCACAATGTCCAAACTTGCCATGCATGACTTTGAGCAAGGCGACAAATTTGTTTTGTACGAAGACACAGAAGGCAAGGTGTGCCTGAAAAAAGACCGGGATAATGCAGGATCCAATTAGCCTTATCGCAGAGCTTGGCTTGCCAATAGCAAGCGGCTTGATTATGGGTTACTTTATTTTTCTTGTGATGCGCCAGCTAATGAACGGTTTGGTTGACGAGATTAAAACCATACAAAGCATATCGAAGATGTTGATTACCAGAGCATCGATGATGAACAATGACATGATACGCATCGACACAGTCGTGTCTAGCGCGTTAAATATCCCACCTGACTTACAGCGCATCGCACGCGCAGAAAACTTTGTAGAAGACGGAAAGATAGACGCTAGGAGAGACTAATGGATGTCGTCCAGTTAGTCGCAGACTTCGGGTTCCCGGTAGTCATGGTCATAGGTCTAGGGTATTTTGTTTACTTTGTCTGGCAGACAATCACCAATGTAATTGACCCTGCGGTCCAAGATATGAAGGCTACAATTATACGCCTGACTGACCAGCTCAGACTTTTGGACCAAGATATGATACGATTACAAGAGAAGGTGAATACAGTGATTGAGCTAAGAGAGGCCGACCCTGTACCCAGTAAACATGAAGAGAAAGAAAACAGAAGCGGACAGGAAATTTGAAAATTGGTTTGCCATAACCGGCATAGCCACTATTTTTTTATCTGTTTTGTTTGCCTCATTTGCACAAGCCGATGAGATGGTCCACAAATTTAAGTCTCCGAGCTTTTCTGGCATCGGTACGTCTGCACACTATTTAACCATTGAGAATCAAGAGTTTAATCGTAAGGAAGCGATCAAGGCTGAAATAAAAGCGTATAATGAGAAATTAGCGCGTGACGAAGAAAACAGTACGCTCGCTCGTTTCATCAGAAATCTTGAATCGAGAGTCTATGCGCAGCTGTCACGTCAGTTAGTAGATGCACTGTTTGGTGAAAATCCAAGCCTTAGCGGAATAATAGAATTACTAGGAAACACAATAGAATATGTAGTAGATGAAACAGCTGGACTTATCACACTCAAGATCACCGACTCTGATGGCAACACCACAGAGATTACGGTCCCTATCGGTAGCTTTAGTTTCTAGCTATTTGCTTGCTTCTTGTACGATCCTCATACCGGATCCCATCGAAAACAATATCGCCCCTATACAAAGAATCGAACAAGCTGAAATCAGAAGCTTGGTCAACGATGAATTGTTAAACGTAGACCCAGCTTCTCGTACGCCGGTTATTGCAGTGTATAGAGAATCTTTTACTGATCAAACAGGCGCCCGTAGAAGCAACAGCCAATTTGCCACATTTAGCACAGCAATCACGCAAGCACCTCACGCTTACTTAATTCGAGCGTTGAAACATGCCGGTAAAAACAAAGATGGATTTTTTGAAGTAGTAGAGCGCGTTGGGTTAGATCACGTTACCAAGGAGCGCCAGCTGATTCGCTCAACCCGTGAAAGTTTTGACGAAAGACAAAAATTACCACCTTTAGTCTTCGCTGGACTTATAATGGAAGGTGGTGTTATAGGTTACGAATCTAACACTACCAGCGGAGGCGCTGGTGCGCGTTATTTGGGGATAGGGACAAGCAAGGCTTACAGGAGGGACACTGTACAAGTTTCGCTAAGAACAGTTTCAGTAACAACCGGGAAGGTGTTAATGGAGGTTCTGGTATCTAAAACAATATTGAGCGCATCGCTCGATAATGATGTTTTTCGTTTCGTAGCCGATTCTACTGAGCTTGTAGAAGTAGAGGGCGGAGTAGTGCGAAATGAATCAGTCAACATCGCTCTTCAAGCCGCAATAGAAACCGCCGTTTTGCAAACCATTAAAGAAGGTGTAGAATATAACTATTGGACGGTTAGGAGATGAAACGCTACACAGCAATATTTTTGTTTGTCACGTTATCGGCATGGGCAGCTGATAATGAAGTGTACGTGGACCAAAGTGGCGCAACAGCCAACATAGACCTAGAACAATTAGGCGGCTCCAACATCATCGGAGGCCTGAACTCAGTAGCCGGTACTCTGACAGCTTTTGATCTCGACGGGACTGGACTCACCCTCGATATAAATCAAATTGGTAATACCAATAAATTTCTTGGCGATATTACCGGAGACTCAATAACTGGTTTTTTTGAGTTTGACGGCGATACAAACAGCTTCACCATTCAAGGCGATCCTACCAATACTTTTGGTATTGACAGCTCAAATTACAACGTAGATGTCACCGGATCGACCAACACTTTTACACTCAATCACGGCACAGCTGGCTTGGCTTCTCAGCTAGACCTTGACTGGATCATTAATGGAGACGGAAACACAATAAACTATGCGTTAGACATAGATGGCGCCACTTCGTATCTTGATATAGATGGAGATAGTAATAATTTGACATACGATGGTGACGGCGCAGCAGGAGGGTATTTCTATTTGGATCAAACCGGAAACAGCAGAACTTTCAACATACAGCAGCAATCAACACTCAACAACGATTGGCTTAAAATCATTACTAATTCTACTGGTGGTACTTTGTGCATTATTCAAGACGACCAAGGCACAAGCACTTCCTGCTGATATAGGAAAAGTTTCAGAGCTTAACGGCAACGCGCAAATCATACGCGATGATGCTTATGGCGTTACTATGGCTTTCCCGGTTCAGCAAATGGACGATGTAAGGACCGCAGCTGGCAGAGTCGGTATTACGTTTGTGGACGATTCAGTAGTCAGGCTTACAGAACACAGCAAGCTAGTCATAACCGAATATATCTTCAATCCAGATCCCGACAAATCAAAACTCAGCCTGCGCTTCGCTTCCGGCACTGCGCGTTTTATCACTTCAAAGATGGGCCTTATAAATAAAGAGCGCATCAACATCACCACCCCAACAGCTCAGATTGCAATTAGAGGCACGGATTTTACTTGCACAGTAGATGAGCTGGGACGCAGCCTGATTATTCTATTGCCTGATGCAAATGGTGATGCCTCTGGTGAAATTATGGTGGCTACCGGGGCTGGCACAGTAACGCTGAACAAACCATATCAAGCGACCACCGCATCGGTTTATGAAAGCGTACCTACTCGACCAGTGCAGCTAGACATAACTTTAGATTTAATCGACAACATGTTGATTGTTTCACCGCCAAAAGAAGAAGAGATTGCAGCTGAAGAATCTGTATCTAAAGCAAGCAACGTCTTGGACTTTGATGCGTTGGAGTTTGACGATCTAGATGTAGACTATCTTGATGCTGAAGCAGAGCTTGCTTTCGAGGAGCTTGATATCAATTTCTTAGATGTCAATTTTCTTGAAGACCTGCTCGACATAGTCGAAGACTTAGATGCTTTGAGTGATGATGAGATTGACCAAGTAGAAACCAGCATTGCAATCAGCGGCACATCTGTTGGTCAAGACCCTACAACGCAAATCACCACCATTATACAAGGTCAGCAAATAAGCTTACGACGTAATGTCAGCGAAAACGTAAGAGTGGATATAGATGGATCTGGCGCCTACACGGTCATATTTATACAAGATGGCGTCAGCAAAACAATTACTATCAACGGAGGTGGCAGCTCCGTGATTAAGATTAAGCAAGGATGAAGATATCACTCAAAACTATAGCAGTGGTGTTCGTATTATCACTGCCATTTATAATGCAATGGTCCGCTTTAGAGATCCTAAAGCTAAAAACATTTGATGCTTTGGTTCCTGAAAAACAGCAATCTAATTACTTTACTATTCTCAACATTACTGAAGAAGACATAGAACGTGAGGGTGGCTGGCCGCTACCTAGAACTAGACTTGCAGAAATACAAAACGAATTGATGGCCCGTGGAGCTTTTGGTGTTGGTTGGACCGTAGCCTTTCCACAACCAGACCGGATGGGTGGTGACAAAAGCTTTGCAGAATCTTTGCAAGGTCGTAACAGTATTCTCGCCATGTACGAGAATCCCGGTAGCGGCTATCCAGCTACCGTAGGCACTGTAATTATGGGCGATCCTGTTGGCGGTTACCCTGCTTCTGGCGTTGTGCAAAACATAGAAATCTTAAGAAACACCGCTTCGCAAGGTATTGCTTCTGCCCCGGTAGACGTTGATCAGCTGGTAAGGCGTATGCCTTTGCTTATGAAAACACCCGATGGATGGGTGTCAGCTTTCGGCACAGAAGTTTTAAAGGCGCTGGTAGGTGCAGACACCTACATCATAAAAACCAACCAGAACGGCATACAAGAGGTTGTAGTGCAAGGCCTGCCGCCTGTGCCTACGGACTCTCTTGGGCGTAAGTGGATCAGCTGGATAAAAACTGATCAAACAAATTTATCAGAAATGAACGTCAAAGAGCGATTTGTATTCATCGGCACAGATGCTATGGGTATCATGCCACAACTAGCTACCCCGGTTGGACTGCTAGAACCACACAAAATACAAGCTGCACTAGCTGAATCGATATTGATACAAGACAGCCCACGCATACCAGATTGGTCTTTTGCTGCCGAACTAGGCATTTTTGCGCTTTCTGTGGCTCTTGTATGGCTGTTTGTGACGCAGCTTGGCGTGACGTGGGGTGTAATGTCATTTTTGGCCATATTTGGCCTGACAGCGTACTCTGGAGTTTACCTAATACAGTCTGGAGTGCTTCTAGACGTGACTTGGAGTCTGATTTCGCAGTTTTTTGCAGCTTCAGGGGCGTTTTATTTGAACTTCCGCACCCAATACCGCCTAAGACAGCGAATTAAGAAGCAATTTGAGCATTATTTGGACCCTAGACAGGTAAAACAGCTCCAAAAAGACCCAGATTTGTTGAAATTAGGTGGTGAAACAAGATATTGCACATTTTTGTTCACCGATTTGCGTGGCTTTACATCCCTAAGTGAGAAATTGTCTCCACAAGAGGTTACTGAGGTAATGAATGCTACCTTGACGGTCCAAGTAGAAGAAATACAGCGTGCTGGTGGCTGCATCGACAAATTTATCGGCGATGCTTGCATGGCCATCTTCTCGGCACCTTTGGATCTTCCAGAGCAAGAAAATAGAGCAGTGGCTGCTGCCATACGCATACAAGAAAGAGTCAAAGAGCTAAACGAAAAGCTCCCGGTTCACGTTGCAATTGGCGTGGGCGTGAACAGTGGTGAGGCGGTGGTTGGCAATATGGGATCGGACACAAGATTCGATTACACGGCTATCGGTGACGCTGTAAATGTAGCGGCCAGATTAGAGAGCGCAACGAAGGAAGCAGGCGTAGATATTTTAATTGGATACAATACTGCACAAAAGTGCAAATATTTGTTAAAATCATTAGAACCGATTAAAGTGAAAGGTAAAAGCGAGGCATTAAACGTATACACATGGGATTCAAACTTGCAGCAGTCTCTACCGGATTACTCCTGATAGTAACTACCGGCCTATGGTTTTTCGTACAAATGCAGGCGAAAGAAATCTCTACGCTCAAAGCAAATGCAATTTTATTGGAAGGTAAAATAGAAGAACAAAACGCCAGCATAGACAACTACCTAGCGAAGCAGAAAGAAACGACAGAGCAAATCAATCAGCTCAACACGCAGAATCAAGAAGCGGTGCGCGAAGTCAATCAACTTAGAAACACCTTCCAACGTCATAGCTTGAACAATCTGGCGATGGCAAAGCCGGGGCTGATAGAAAATATAATCAACAAAGGCACCGCTAAAGTAAAAACAGAGTTTTTAGAATTAACAGATCCAAACATGTTTGAGAGTACAGATGAAGCACCTGCTAGTAATTAGCTTAGTTTTGGTTGTCAGTGGTTGCTCTTTGTTTCAACCACGCACTGCTCCTGTGGAGATCAAAACGATTACTTTGCCTGCTCCTATGTACCATCCTCCTATGCCTTTGGAAGTGAACCTGCAAGACATTAAGTGGCGTGTGCTTACACCAGAAGTAATGGAAGAATATTTACAGCTGGTTAAGGACGGCAAGGCACCAGCTGAACCTTACTATGCGTTATCGACGCAGGGTTATGAAAGCCTTAGCATGAACATGGCAGAGCTTAAAAGATACGTTACCAATGTGCTGGCGATAATAGAGTATTATAGGGAGCAAGATAAAGATTTAGAAACAGAGGAGAAGCCAGATGAGTGATGCCCCAGAAGCATACGTTTATGAGGCCGAGCTTGAAAGGGTGATCGACGGTGACACGATTGATATAACGCTTAGGCTTGGATTCGATGTAAATTTAAAAAAACAACGTGTTCGTCTTCATGGGATAGATACCCCGGAGAGCCGGACACGTAATCTAGAAGAGAAGAAATTAGGGTTAGCCGCCAAAGATCGGCTAAAGGAGTTATGCGTTGGACGATTCAAGATCAAGTCACTTGGCAAAGGCAAGTACGGCAGGATCCTTGGTATACCGTATGATCAAGACGGTGCTGACATTTGCAAAACACTTGTTAACGAAGGACATGCCGTTGAATATTTTGGCGGTAAGAAACTTGCCAAAGTCAGAAACGACGGCACATGGGGAGAATAATATGAATGATATGAGAGTGATTAGTGAAGAGGGCAAAGCCCTTATCAAGAAGTTTGAGGGCTGTCCGCAAAAGGATGGTGTTTGCCACGCTTACAAAGACGCAGTGGGAATTTGGACTTGTGGCTACGGTTTTATCAAAGAGGTTGATGAACACACCACAATGACTATGGAGGAAGCAGAAGCTCGTCTAGACCATGAGCTTCAGGAGTACGAAGGTTACGTCAACAGCTTGATTGAAGTACCGCTAGAGCAGCATCAATTCGACAGCTTAGTTTCATTCACCTACAACTTGGGCAGTGGTTCGCTTTCCAGCTCAACTTTAAGAAAGGTCCTGAACGAAGGAAAATACACCGAAG